AACGTGCAGCCAGTGTGATTGGTTCACCTGACTTGGTTCTCGAAAAGAACGGCACTGGTTCTTACCTTACTGTCAAGGATAAAAAGAACGATACCGCAAACAATTATTCTTTGGACGTAGATGCTGAAGGTAGTGGTGAGTATAACTTCTTTTTCAAAGTTGAGAACTTAAAATTGTTACCGACTAATTATGATGTCAATGTGTCATCAAAAAATATCAGTCACTTCAAAAGTCAAGCTGGTAACGCAGTCGAATATTGGATAGCCCTTGAACCAGAATCATCTTACTCTGAATAACAAGGACTTTATATTATGGAAACTTTTTTGTGGGTGGAGAAATACCGCCCAACAACTATTGATGCGTGTATCCTACCAAACTCTCTCAAGGAATCTTTTTCCGAGTTTGTAAAAGATAAACACATACCAAACCTTATTCTGTCTGGTGGCCCAGGCGTAGGTAAGACCACCGTTGCAAAAGCGATGGTGGAAGAAATCGGTGCAACGTGGATGATGATAAACGGTTCTGAGGAATCGGGTATTGATGTTCTTAGAACTAAAATCAAAAACTTTGCATCGACTGTTTCACTGGAGGGTGGACGCAAGTACATCATACTTGATGAGGCAGACTATCTAAATCCACAATCAACTCAACCAGCTCTGCGTGGGTTCATGGAAGAGTTTCACAAGAACTGTGGATTCATTCTAACCTGTAACTATAAGAACCGTCTGATTGAACCGTTACACTCTCGATGTAGTGTTGTGGACTTTATCATTCCAAAGAGTGATAAACCAAAACTTGCATCTGATTTTTTTAGTCGTGTGCAAACCATACTCAAAGATGAGAATGTAAAGTTTGACCAGAAAGCGGTTGCAGAACTTCTCAATAAATACTTTCCAGATTGGAGAAGAGTATTAAACGAACTTCAAAGATATTCTGCATCGGGTCAGATTGATGCTGGTATTCTTGTAAATCTATCGGAGGTAAATATCAATGAACTTATGGAGTCACTTAAAAACCAAGAGTTTACAAATGTACGAAAGTGGATTGTCAATAATCTGGACAACGATCCTGTCCGTATTTTTAGGAGGTTCTATGATTCTCTTTATGATCATATTGATAAGTCTACGATCCCTCATGCTGTTGTTATCTTGGCTGAATATTCCTATAAGTCAGCATTTGTCGCAGATCAAGAAATAAATCTTCTTGCGTGTATGACTGAAATCATGGCTCAGGTGAAGTTCAAATGAGTTATGAATTGAAAGAGTACCTAAACTCTATAAACCATAGAAAGAATAATCTCATGGACGGTGACGATGAAATGTGGGAAAAGAAGTATCCATCGTTCATTGTCAATAAATGTCTTGCACCATTCCCTGATACTATCGGGTTGGTCAATGAGATGAATATCCACCATCATTTAGACAACAAACTACAATTTGACTTTTTACTAAATAGTATTAGACCACGCAAAAGATATACGCCGTGGGCAAAAGCAAAAAAGGTCAAAGACCTTGAGTATGTGAAAGAGTATTATGGATACAGTAATGAGAAAGCTAGGTCTGCTCTTGAGATACTAAACGATGAACAGATAAAGACTATTAAAAATAGTTTGAATAAAGGTGGAAAAAATGGATAGCATTAACTGGTCACAGGAGCAAATGCTAGAAGTCGGATTGAAAGAACCAGATGACTTTCTAAAGATACGAGAAACCCTTTCTCGTATAGGTGTTGCTTCTAGAAAAGAAAGAAAACTATATCAGTCCTGTCATATCCTACATAAACAGGGACGATATTACATCGTGCATTTTAAGGAATTATTTGCACTTGATGGAAAACAAACTAACCTATCTGATAACGATGTTGCAAGACGTAATACGATTGCGAATCTGTTAAGAGATTGGGGATTGGTTACAATTATGGGTAGTGCAGAACCAGTGGCTCCCCTAAGTCAAATAAAAATTATTTCATTCAAAGAAAAAAATGAATGGATTCTTGAAACAAAATATAACATTGGAAAAAAACGAGAGGCATAAAATGATCGTAGACGCACTTAGAAAAAAATATGAATATGAAATATTATCTGCAAGAGCAAACATTGATGTGTATCTAAGAAACTCAGCTGGTATCGGTGAACACCCAGACATCGTTGCAGCTGTAGATAGTGAGATGGAAAAACTAGCTAGTGCAGAGGACAAGTTAAGTTCTTTAAATTCTAATTTTAATTCTAGTTCAACAAACCCACAACTATTAAGTGAACAAAAGGAATTAGATCTTTAGTTGACATTACCCTTACATTTTTGTTATTATATTTGAATGAGGTTTTATACTAATATTACACAGTGGGGCAACAACCTACTGTTAAGAGAAGTTGTGAACGGTGAAAGAATCAATCGCAAGGTTAAATATTCACCGACACTTTTTGCATCTGTTTTAAAAGAGACACCGTACAAAACTCTTGAGGGTAAGTATGTTGCTCCTGTGAAACATGATACCATCAAAGATGCAAAAGAGTGGATAGAAAATTATAACAATCAATTAGGTGCAGTTTATGGAAACACTCTGTTTCCTTACAGCTATATCGCAGATGAATATTCTAATAATGTAGATTGGGATATTGACCAGATACTTATCGTAACAATTGATATTGAGGTTGAGTGCGAGAATGGTTTTCCAAAACCAGAGGAAGCAAATGACCCACTACTATCAATCACTTTAAAGAATCACCAGAACAAAAAGATTGTTGTCTGGGGTATTAATGACTTTGAAAACAGTCGTGATGATGTTTCTTACATCAAGTGTGAGTCAGAGAAACATCTCATACAATCGTTTCTAACATTCTGGGAACAACATAAACCAGATGTGATTACAGGTTGGAACACAGAGTTTTTTGATATTCCTTATATCTGTAATCGTATCATTAATCAGTTTGATGAGAAGGAACTCAAGAGATTATCGCCTTGGGGTAATGTAACACCTCGTTCTGTTTACAAGATGGGTCGCTCGCATCAGATGTATGATATTATGGGAGTGGCTAACTTAGATTTCCTTGACCTGTATCGTAAGTTTACCTATACAAACCAAGAGTCCTATCGACTTGACCACATTGCGTTTGTCGAGTTGGGTGAACGTAAGGAGGGTAATCCTTATGAAACTTTCAAAGAGTGGTATATCAAAGACTATCAATCTTTTATAGAATATAATATAACAGACGTTGAACTGGTTGATAAACTCGAAGATAAGATGAAGTTGATTGACCTTTGTTTAACGATGGCTTATGATGCAAAGGTGAATTATATTGACGTTCTTGGAACAACTAAGTATTGGGATATTCTGATTTACAATCATTTGCGTAAAAAGAATATAGTCATACCACAAAAGAAAGAACATGAAAAGTCCGAAAAGTATGAAGGTGCTTATGTAAAAGACCCGATCATTGGTATGCATAAGTGGGTGATGTCATTTGATTTGAACTCTCTGTATCCACATTTGATTATGCAATATAATATTTCACCAGAGACACTTATGGGCTGTCCTTTCAAAGAAAAGGACATCACCGTAGACAAGATGTTAGATGGGGAAGTCAAAGACTCAATAATGCAATCTCTGAAGGATAAGAATGTAACTCTCACACCGAATGGTGCGTTGTTTAGAAAAGATATAAGAGGGTTTCTTCCAGAGTTAATGCAAAGTATATACGATGATCGTGTTAAGTATAAACGATTGTTGTTGGAGGCAAAACAGGAATATGAAAACACAAAAGACCCTAAACTCAAAAAAGACATTTCTAAATATGACAATATTCAGATGGCCAAAAAGATTTCTCTCAATAGTGCTTATGGTGCCATTGGCAATAGTTACTTTCGTTACTACAATCTGTTGGTTGCTGAGGCCATTACTACTTCTGGTCAATTATCAATTAGATGGATTGAACGCTCTATTAATGGGTATCTTAATCAGACTCTTGGAACCGATGGCTTGGATTATGTCATTGCGTCAGATACAGATTCAGTTTACATTACTTTTGACCGACTCATTGACAAACTCCCTATACAGGGAGAAAACACTGAAGAAGTCATCAATTTCTTGGATCGTCTTGCTAGAGAGAAAATTGAACCATTTATTGATCAAAGTTATCAGGAGCTCGCTGAACACATAAACGCATACGAACAAAAGATGTTTATGAAACGTGAGGTGATTGCAGACAAGGGTATCTGGACTGCAAAGAAAAGATATATTCTTAACTCTTGGGATGTGGAGGGTGTTCGATATAAAGAACCACAACTCAAGATTATGGGTATTGAAGCAGTAAAAAGTTCGACACCAGCCCCTTGTCGTGAGAAGATTAAACAAGCTCTCAAGATTATTATGCATGAAGATTCAAAAGTGCTAAATAGTTTCATACAAGATTTTAGATCGGACTTTATGAAAATGAAACCAGAAGAGATTGCATATCCAAGAAGTGTTAACGGACTTACCAAGTGGACAGAATCACACAACCTATTTAAGAAGGGAGCTCCTATTCATTGTAAGGGTGCAATTCTTTACAACCATCTTTTGAAAAAGAATAAATTGGGACACAAATTTCCCAGCATACAAGAAGGCGATAAGATCAAATTTTTACATTTGAAAGAACCAAATCTTTATCAGTCAACGTCAATCTCTTTTTTAACACAACTACCAAAAGAGTTTGACTTTGCTTCCTTGATTGATTATGACATACAATTCGAGAAGTCATTTGTAGAACCGTTGAAATTTATCAGTGATAAAATAAAATGGAAACTCGACATGAGTTATGGAAGTCAATTAACACTTGAGGGATTTTTTAGTTGATTAAGTTAAAAAGACTTGACATTACCCCTCATTTATATTAAGATATATAATATTATCAAAGTAAACTATAACTAAAAAAGTTATCTTTTTAATAGGTGTTAGTTTACTTTATTAACGGATAGTACGTTTACAGGAGAAAAAATATGAACAAAATACTATTTGAATTTAATTCAGCAGAAATAAAAGAGGCATATAATCAAGAATATCTTGATGCCATAAAGAAGAAATATAACGATTACTTGGGATACGAAGGTGTTATCAAGGTAGAACTAGTAATTCAAGAAAGAACTAAAGTAGATAGAAATTCAAAGTTGCAACCAAAATTGTATTCTATTTCGCCAGACGATGTTGACAGAATTGCTCAACTCTACAGGTCTTACGATTATTCTACAGACTGCGAACCGCAAATAATTACTAACAGATCAGATTGGGATGAGACAGTCGAAGATGACGAAGATGAAATGGTGGCTGGGTTCAAGAGAGACAGAGCTCAAAATATTTTAAAAAAAGAGAAACTTGCATTTATAAATAATGAACTCATGGTTTATCTACGACTAACCTTTGCAGATGTCAAGGCGTTCAAATATGTCAAAACCTTATCAAATACAGTTTCACCCAATGAAAATAAACAACCAAACAGTGCAAGTGATATCGTGGTAACATTGGAGGAATGTATAGCTGCTGGTGCGTTGAGCGATAAACTTTATCAGTTAGAGAACAAACCTGATTTGAAAAGGGAAATAAAATGTCTTACACCAGACAAAGGCCCAAAGTTTAGAACTCAAGTTGAGAACACATTTTATGCAAAAACAAATAAAGATGTTAAATATGAAATTATCTACAGTGGAAATATAGATGATATTGCTACTGAAAGAGGATTGCCACTGTCTGGTAAAACATTTAAATCTAGAAACTCAAATCTGTATCATACCAATAGTGGAGAGATGAAAACCACTTGGTATAATGGTTTTAAAAAATTACATAATAGTGAAGAAGATTATATCGACATTGCATTTTATGTAGGTAAACCAGTAAATATACCAAAAGAAAGATTTCAAATTATTAGGGAGTTGTTGGATTCTTATAGTTATTATAATACAGTTCAACCAAAAGTTGACATAAAAAAGACTTTTAGATGTCTTGGATTTCACACTCAAGCGAAACAAGGTCTGCATCACTTAAGGGGTAAAACTGAACTGTCAAGAGCTGAAAATTATATTCTGAGATATCCGTTTGATTGGTTTCATGTATCTAATGAGAAAGAAATGAAAGATTTCATTAAAGATAATTTGACTGACATTGAGAAAAAAAATGCTGATGAATATTTTAATGACAAAATTACAAATGAACTTTATGACAACATCATGAGTTTATATCAGTGTTCACTACATTATGATGAAGATAAGATTGAATGTGCGGCATAATCGGTGGTTATGACTTAGATAAAATTTCACTAGGTCTTGATGCAATAAACCATCGTGGTAGAGATGCAAGGGATGTAAAAAACATCTCTTGCGTTTCATTTGGTCATGTTAGATTACAGGTCATGGACACATCGTCTGCATCTGACCAACCAATGACAGTTGGTGATACTACGATCACTTTCAATGGTGCTGTTTGGAATTTCAGAAATATTAGAGATTACCTAACACAAACCTATAACATAAGTTTTAAAACTGACGGTGACACAGAGGTTTTAGCCCACCTAATTGATAGAGAAGATTTATCTGGTCTGTCTAAGATACAGGGTATGTTTGTAGTTGCTTGGACAAGGGGCAACGGAGATATAACCATTGCAAGAGATAGACATGGTGAAGTTCCATGTCATTATAGTTTATTAGACACAGCAGTATTTCCACACTTCATGTTTTGTTCAGAGATAAAAGGACTAAGAGCACTTGGAGTTAAAAATTCTTTGATTGAAATGTTACCGTCTGGGAGTTACATAAAAACAATTAAACAAAATGGTATTCAATCAGAGAAAGGATGTTGGTATAACATCAGAGATAATCTTATAGAAGATAACTTTTCAAACAGGAGTGTTGCCTCACACAAAATTAAGGAACTAATACAACAAGGTTCAATCGAGAGAACTGTTAGTGCAGTTCCAGTTTGCACTTTATTGAGTGGAGGCATTGATTCAAGTGTAATCACATTGGCTGCGAAAAAACAAATTGATAATCTTGTGTCTTACATAGCGGTCTATGATGAAAAGTCAAAAGATTTAAAGTGTGCGAGAGAAGTAGCAGAAATGCTAAATATAGAGTTGGTTGAAGTTAAAATAGAACCACCTACATTAAACGATATAAAAGATATTATCAACACGATTGAAATGTCTTATAAAGCACAGATTGAGATTGCCTGGCCATGTATCAAACTCGCACAAAGAATTTCCAGTGATGGATTTAGAGTTATTTTATCTGGCGAGGGTTCTGACGAGTTGTGGGCATCTTATGGCATGAGTTATCATGGAATCAAACAACATGGTTGGACTGATTATAGAATAAAATTATTTGGTTCACAAGAAAAGAAAAACTTTTCACGTTGCAATAAAATATTTATGAAATATGGTGTCGAGTGTCGATTGCCATTTTTAAATACTAAACTTGTTGAAACTGCACTTGGCATGAAACAAGATACGGTGTGGGATACAAAAAGAAGACCTAAGGCAGTTTTACAAGACGGCTATATAAACTTACTACCAGAACAAATTACTAAAAGACCTAAACTGGCATTTCAAGATGGAATGAAGATAAAAAATGAATTTGCAAATATACTTGACAAACCCCCCAAAATAATGTATCGTGAAACCTATGATGAAATTTATGGAGCATAGCATGAAATATAAACCATATTTACTAACGGATGTTCATAAGGCATCTGCACAAAATAAATTTAACGTGATTTCAACATTTGCGGGCGGTGGTGGTTCTTCTACAGGTTATCGTCTTGCTGGTGGTAATATACTTTGTGTAAATGAATTTGTACCTGAGGCTGCTAACACATACAGAGAAAATTATCCAGATACACCGATTATACCAGACGATATAAAAAAGATGTCTGGTCAAGAGTTTTTAGATTTGACTAAATTAAAATCAGGTGAATTAGATTTATTAGATGGCAGTCCTCCCTGTTCTGCATTTTCTATGGCAGGCAGTGTATCACATGGAAGGGGTAACACTCATGCAAATGCATTTGGTAAAACTAAATCATATAGTGATATCAAAGAAGTAAGTAATGTCGAAGATTTATTTTTTGATTTTCTGCGTGTGGCAGATGTTATCAAACCAAAAGTTATAATTGCAGAGAATGTTGCTGGTTTGACAATGGGCGAGGCAAAACCATATTTTAATAAAATACAAAATACTTTTGAAAATATTGGATACGATGTCTGTGCGAAGGTATTAAACAGTGCGTATTTTGGTGTTAGTCAAACCAGAACCAGAGTATTTTTTATTGGTTTACGAAATGATATTACTACAAAAGTAGGTTTAACTTTCATGAACATTTCTAGTTTATTTCCAGAGGAAAATAAAGAAGTGGTTACTGTTCGTGAAGTGATTGATGGTTTAGAATATGATGACGAAGAAGTAAAAAGATTGGTAGAAAAATTTACTAATACTGCTTATTGGAAAAAAACTGGAAAGTTTATGCCAAAGAATCCAGACAGGGTGATAAGAGGTGATGAGTATTCTAATCATCTTGATAAGAAACCAGAGCATAGAGACTTGGATGTTAATCAACTAAAAAAACTTGGTTATAAGTTACATCACTTTAATTTAAAAAGAGTATCGTTAGATCAACCATCACCTACATTGACAGCTATGGGTAGTAATGACACAACTGCTGGTGCATTTCATTGGAGTGAACCAAGAAAACTTACAATCGGTGAATTGAAAAGAATACAATCCTTACCAGATGATTTTATTCTCACTGGTAAATGGAATCAGAAATCTGAACGTATTGGTAGAATGGTGCCACCATTATTACTAAAGACAATCGCAGACTCAGTTTATGAAAAGGTAATTAAGGTATATAAAAATGGTTGATTTTACATTTGCACATAGAGAAGAAGGATTTGATAATCACATAGAACAATCGATTCGTGGTTACTCACATTTAATGGATGATGTTATTTCCTTGTCACGATATTTTGTTGAAAACAATACTAATGTTATTGACATAGGTTGTTCAACTGGTAAGATGACTAAGGCTCTCATTGATTGTAATAAAGATCATTCGGATTGTGCTAACTATATTGGTTTAGAAATTGCAGATGGTTTTCGAGATGATTTGAAAAAAAGAAAAGACGAACTAAATCAATATTATAAGTTTGTTGATTTTAAAGACGTTGATGCAAGAAAATATGAATACAAAAATAGTTCATTGATAACATCAATATTTACTTTACAGTTTATGCCGAAATCTGATAGAGAAGAATTGGTTACTAAAATATATGATGGGTTGAATTGCGGCGGTGCATACATATTTGCAGAAAAAACTATTTGTCAAAGTGCATTAGTCCAAGACATGATTACTTTTAATTATTATGACTATAAAAGAAAATCTTTTGACACAGATGATATCATGGATAAAGAAAGAGCTCTCAGACACATGATGAAACCTAACACATGGAAAGAAATAGAAACAATGATATTGGACGCTGGTTTTAATGTCGTTCAACCTTTTTGGAGAAATCACGCATTTGTTGGTGCGTTAGCAGTTAAGTAATGGAGTAAAATATGACAAATAATTTTTTGAAAGATATAATTAAGTCAACAGGTAATGAGTACGCATCACTTGTTGAGGACGGTGTGGAGGCAGGGGATGTCGAGAGTTTTATTCAAACTGGAAGCTATGTTTTTAATGCTCTACTGTCGGGTTCTATTCATGGTGGATTGCCTGCAAATAAAATCACCGCACTTGCGGGCGAGAGTGCAACTGGTAAGACATACTTTCTTATGGGAATCGTTAAGAACTTTCTCGATGCAAACCCTGATGCTGGTGTAATTTATTTTGAGTCTGAATCTGCAATCACAAAACAAATGGTCATAGACAGAGGTATCGATGCGAAACGAATGGTGATTGTTCCTGTAACCACAGTGCAAGAATTTAGAACGCAAGCAATCAAAGTTATCGACACATACCTTGCACAAAACGAAGCAGACCGCAAACCAATATTTTTGTGTCTGGATTCGCTTGGGATGTTATCGACTAGCAAGGAGGTCGCTGATAGCTCAGACGGTAAGGAAACCAGAGACATGACCAGAGCACAAGTTCTCAAGGCTGCATTTCGTGTACTGACTTTGAAACTTGGTAAGGCAAAAATTCCGATGGTTGTTACAAACCATACATATGATGTCGTTGGTTCGATGTTTCCAACAAAAGAAATGGGTGGCGGTTCTGGATTGAAGTACGCAGCTTCTTCAATCATATATCTATCCAAGAAGAAAGAGAAAGATGGAACTGAAGTTGTTGGAAACATCGTACACTGTAAGAACCATAAGTCAAGACTAACTATTGAAAACAAGATGGTTGATGTAAGATTAACCTACGATAAAGGTCTGGACAAATACTACGGACTACTCGAACTCGCAGAGAAGTATGACATATTCAAAAAAGTATCAACTCGTTATGAATTACCAGATGGAAGTAAACAGTTTGGTAAAACTATATTGAATGACCCAGAGACTTACTTCACAGATGAGATTATGAAACGGTTAGATGAAGCTGCAAACAAGGAGTTCAAGTATGGCGGTGAGAATAGTTGAGAACTGTTGTAGTCCATTGTTCTTGGACTTTGTGCGACACCAAGTAGAGCAGAGTGACCGATGGAATTTTAAGTATCCCATGAACACTTCCTTCGATGAGAAACACGCAAAGTTAGAAATCATCGGTGGACAAGGAGCTCCAGACCAGAGACTTGCTGGTATTGCAATGAGTTTGATGATACAGATTTATGAAATGGCATCTGACATCATCACTCCCAATATTATGTTCTGCGGTGCTTCAATCAAAGACAAATATAGAAAAGATAATCTACATACAGATCATAATGATGATCCAAGACATAAGAACTTCATAAAGGTATTGGGTGTTCTCAACTCCGACTGGCAAGATTCTTGGGGTGGTGGTTTTGAACATGGTGGAGAAGTGTATCCTGTACGTCCAACAGATTTTATTATTTTCGATTCAAAGATAGAACATCGTGCAGCTGATATTTTGGTAGATAAAAAACGAATTGCAATTGACTTTACCCTACAAGGAGTGTAGAATAATGAAATGTCCAATGTGTAACGAAGAAATGACATGGAACTCAGATGAGGACGCATCAGAGATGACAGAAGATGAATATCAACTGGTATCCTTTCATCAGTGTCCATCGTGTGAAACTTGGGCAGAGATATACAGTAAAGACAAGTAAGTATGGAAAATTTTATAAGAATTTATGAAAATGTTGTACCTAGTGAGTGGTGCGACACACTGATACAAAAGTATGAAGACTTTGATGACCAGCACGAAGTTTTTGATGACCAAAGAAGTTTTACACAAATCAATTTTGCAAAAGATGAACTATGGCAATACGAGTCTGATTATTTGTCAAAGGTTCTTTTAGAACAGGTTGAAAGATATAAGGAAGACGTTAAAATAGAAAACCAGTGGCCTGAAAAGTATACACTAGAACCTGTACGCATGAAACGATATCTACCAAATGAAAAAGATAATTTCCCCCCTCATGTAGATGTTACTGGTACAGATAACAACAGTCGGTTCTTAGTTATGTTTTTGTATCTGAGTAACAATGAAAGGGGTCAAACAGTTTTTTTAAGGCAAAGACCAACTAGAGACTATCCAACATTATCACCTTGTAAAAAAGGTAATGTTTTGATATTTCCTCCGATGTGGCCTTGGCTACATTATGGTAACTTTGCGGTGGAGACACCAAAGTATATGGTGGGGAGTTATTTACATTATGTCGATTGAAGATAAGTATGCGTTTGTACATAATCCTCATGGTGAAATGCAAGGCATAGGAATTAAAGATGGAAAATATAAAAATGTTATTTATGAATATGGTAAGGTATCTTTTGGGGAATTAGAAGATGAACCTGATAAAGAGGTAGTTCTTTCTTTTGAATATAATATTGTTAACTCTTATGGTTTTAAATCAGAAGAATTTGACAAAAGAGAATTTGGGGATTTACTAGGAGAGATTCTAGTAGACATAATTGATAAATATGGAATAGGAGATCAGTTTGAATCAGACGATTGAAAGAACCACACTCACTAACTTAATCTGCAACGAAGATTATGCTCGAAAGGTTTTGCCTTTCATCAAGAGTAATTATTTTGATGAGAGAGAAGAACAAATCATCTTCGAGGAAATCAGTAACTTTGTAGATAAGTACCAGAAGATTCCCACACAGACCAGCCTTGAGATAGAGGTTGGTGAAAGAAAAGACCTCAACGAAACAGAACACAAAAAGATTGTCGATATCATCAAGACACTCAATCCGATGGAAGTGGACTTCGATTGGTTGGTGGATCATACTGAAAAGTTTTGCAAAGACAAAGCAATCTACAATGCAATCGTTGATGGTATCAAGATTATTGACGGTAAAGATAGTAAAAGAAAACCTGATGCAATCCCAGAGATATTAACTGATGCACTGTCGGTGTCGTTTGACAACTCTGTTGGTCACGATTATATCGAGGACGCAGAATCCAGATTTGATTATTATCATCGTGTAGAAGAACGTATACCTTTTGATCTAGACTTCTTTAATAAGATAACTAAGGGTGGACTTCCCCCTAAGACGTTGAACATCGCACTTGCTGGAACTGGTGTCGGTAAAAGTTTGTTTATGTGTCACATGGCTGCAAACTGTTTGTCTCAAGGTAAGAACGTATTGTATATTACTTTGGAAATGGCAGAGGAAAGAATCGCAGAACGAATCGATGCGAACCTGATGAATGTCAGTATGGAAGATTTACAAAGTCTTGCAAAGCAAATGTTCACTGATAAGATGTCAAAGATAACTAAGAAAACAAAAGGCAAACTTATCGTCAAGGAGTATCCAACTGCAACCGCTCACAGTTCACACTTTAGAGGATTGATAAAAGAACTTGCAATCAAGAAGTCATTCAGACCAGACATTATGTTCATCGACTATCTAAACATTTGTGCGTCCAGTAGATTCAAGGGAGCCCAAAACGTGAACTCATATATGTATGTCAAAGCAATTGCAGAAGAACTGCGTGGACTTGCGGTTGAGACTAATGTTCCCATCATGTCTGCGACTCAAACCACAAGGTCTGGTTTTGTATCTACCGATGTCGGACTTGAGGATACCTCTGAGAGTTTTGGATTGCCTGCAACCGCTGACTTGATGTTTGCACTGATATCGACAGAGGAACTAGAGGAACTCAATCAGATATGTGTAAAACAGTTGAAAAACCGATATAATGATCCTACAATGAATAAACGGTTTGTTATCGGTATAGATCGTGCAAAGATGAGATTATATGATGTAGAGGTTGATGCACAACAGGACTTGGTGAATAGTGGTCAGGACAACGGGCCAGTGTTCGATAATACAAGTTTTGGTTCTAAATCATACGACAAGTTTTCTAAACTGAAAGTGTAACTTCTCATCTTATAAATAGTATATAAATTACTTTTATGGGAGATTTGGATGTCCAGACTTAGAAAAGCATTAGGTCAAGTAAAACCTGTTTTAGAACAAAGATCTATCGATTATGTGGATAGAGTTCAATCCTTATTAAGCGAAGCGTATAGTTTTTTTCCAAAATCAGAGGAAGAAATATCAAACACATTAAAAGATTTTCCCCATGAAAGTGTTCAAGACATAATAAATCTTTTTAATTTTTTAAAGGCCAAAGATAAAACACCTATCAATATAGATTTAAAAAAACCAAAAGATGTAAATGTGTCTAGAACTTTGAAGGGTGCTTATGATATTAGTGATATCAAATCTGGTGCAGATTTAAAAACAATAAGAATAAAATTTGGTAATGGTTCTTCTGGTAATCGTGGTGCGAATAACAGAGGTAATGCATTTGAGACACAATTTGCAAGTGCAATAGAAAAATGGTATGCAGAGGGTGATCAAGCAGTAGAAGATAAAGATATTTTAAATGCGATAAGGGATTTAGATAAAACTTATAATTTAGGAAAGTCAAAAACCTTTGATGCAAAAGTTGTTGGTGGTGAAAATACAAAAAGACCTCTCTCTTTTGGTGGTAAGATAACAATATCAAATACCAAAGGTAGTGGTAACAACATTGGTGAGAGTGTTACTGACATTACTCTTTTAACTGATAACAATCCACCTATCTATTTAAGTTTAAAATTTGAAACCACCACTACGTTTTTTAATGTTGGCGTTAGAACTAAATTACGTCAATCAGAAATAGATAAAGGTGAAATTAAAGACTCTGATGGTAAAAAACTACTAGAACTATTTGGTATTGACAATAAAAGATTTTGCACTATTTTTAATGATAAGGTAAAAACACAAGGCGGTAAAGTAGTTACAAAACCTAAAGCTGCTGCAATGAAAGCGTTGTTAGAAAGTGGTATTGGTTATGGATACCATGTTATTCATAAAATGAGAGGTAAAGTTTTATCTAAAAAAATGGATGAATCGGCAATGAGAGCTGCAGCAAAAGTTGGAACTTGCACTGTACATTATGGTGGAAAAACTGGAAAAGGTAAAAGAATTGATATGGAAATGAGTTCTCCTAACTACAAGTTTAAATTAAATATTAGGGATACACAAGGTAAAGATGGTTATCCTACACGAATGATGTGTGACTTCACCACTTTGAAAGTGTAAAAATGTTATCATTCGCAGAACTAATCACCGAAGATAAGGCAGGGAAAAATCTTCACCTAGAACATCTCGAAGATGAGATACTCAACTATGGTGTTGATGGTGGTCGTGCTGCAATAAACTTTCTACGTTCATTAAGAGATATGTTGGCTGGTTCGAGTCGAACCTCTGTGAACATGACAGTTAAGTGGGATGGTGCGCCTGCAATCTTTGCTGGTATCGATCCTTCAGACGGTAAGTTTTTCGTTGCAAAGAAATCAGTATTTAATGCGACTCCAAAGTTATACAAGACAAACGCAGAGATAGACGCAGACTTGTCTGGTGCATTGAACTCTAAGTTCAAGATTGCACTTGCAGAGTTTTCCAAGTTGGGTATGAAGGATGTTCTACAGGGTGATTTAATGTTCACCGATGACGTTGAATCAGAAACAATCGAGGGAACAAAATACTACACGTTTCAACCCAACACAATTGTCTATG